TTCCAATTTCTTTTATCAAGAACCCCTATTGCAATTACAAAATAAAGATTAACTTTGGGATATGACTGATTTCGGCAAATTCGACAATAATAAAAAGAAACTGCTTGAGGGACTGAAACTATATAGGGGAATTATTTCTTCTGCTTGCGAATTTGCTAACCTAGATAGACAGACTTTTTACAATTATAAAGCTGATGATGAGGACTTTGCGAAAGAAGTTGCATCTATTGACGAAGCGTCTATTGATTTTGTAATTGCAATAGGGGTTCTTGATAAAAGAAATTGGAACCGAGTATTAGTAGCGTCATAATACCACTCTATCAACTCTAAATCACCATGCAGAGAATTGATCAAAGACTTCCAAGTTTTAAATCAAAGTTCATTAGCCGTTTGTTCTCTAAATAGTTTTAAAGTCATATAAAATTAGATGTATCTAACTCTTTACCACAAAGACAGTAAAAAATGTTTTGTATTTGGTGTAGGTATTGAATATCTCTAATAATAAAATGATCTATCCTAAATTGTTTATGAGCTAACATATATTGACATTTATCTAATTTAAGATGAGAACTAATAAAATCTTCTCCTGCATACCATCTTCCTTCAAACCCACACTTCAAAAGTATTTCTTCTGAAATCTCAACAGGAGTAATTTGCCAGCCTTTAGGTAATGGATATTTTGAACGATCAATTACGTATGTTACAATTTTTCTTTCAATTGTAAGCTCGTCAACACGCAGTAAAGAACCTGTTAATTTGTCTTTTAAAATATTCCCAATCCTAAGTTCCTCCGCCTTAACCATTATGCTTCCTCCATTTCCTAGTAACGATCCTAAAAACCTTTTGACTGTAAATAGAGCCTTGTGTCGAACGATCGTATTCTGATTGAGTAGTAACGTTAACCTTACCCCCCGAAGCCAACACAAACCAGCAGAAACCGTTTGACTGGTATTTATCGGTTATGGTGTCGGTAATCAGTTGGGTAGCTCGTGTCGAACCCTTGTATTTACCAGATTGGTATACCTGCGCTGAGGCGGTTAATGATGCGATGCCGATTAAGGCGGTTAGGATTAGTTTCATGTTTATGATTTTAAAATTGTTCGTTAATATCTTCATCGATAGCCTTAGAGGGACTTAATCCAATCATAAAGTATTCTTTCCATGCCTCAACATCTAATTTATCTTGATATTCCATAATAGAATATTCCCACATTTCTTTTTCAAGGCCAATTTGCCAAACTTTGTTTAGCCAAGCCAAAAATCCGTAAGGGTGCACATTCTTTTCCATTTCTATTTTGTTTTAAAATACCGGTCTTTCCCGATTGTCATGCGTTGGTCGCAACCCTATCTGCTCTGTCCAGCGGTACCAGTTTCTTTCGGTTGTGCAAATCAAAACTGACAAACATTTGCACCCACGTAAATCCACCGCTTTTTTTGGACTCTAATGGTTGTGGAAAGAACAGGGCTCGAACCTGTATTAACCTTGAAGTAATCGTTGGTTAAATTATCCTGCCATCTTGCTAATAGCGAAAGGCGTTAAGCGTCTACCAATTCCGCCATCTTTCCATTCCCCAAAGTTAACTTGTTTACCATTCGGTTGTATGTAACAATGATGAGACTATTTGAGTGATGCCGGCAATTTTGTTAACAGTTTACTTTCCGGCATTGGTTCTGATATTCCAATAGCTTCCCAAAATTCAGAGTAGGACCGGCAAACAGAATATAAAGATCCCAAACGAATGCATAATGATTGGAATTCTATTTGTTCTTCAGATTGCTTACCACTATCTGTTTTCAATTCAATGTAATGAGTTTTTCCTGTATCGGTTAAGTAAGCCAAATCTGCTACACCCTTACGAACTCCCATTGATCTCATCTTATTTCCTTCACGTCCATCAACTCCATTATTCCAAACGCAATAAAGACGTTGACGGTCCGGATATGATTGGTGTATTTTTGTGTGGGTATTATTCCATGCTTCTATAATTTGCTGCTGGATTATCTCTTCTATTCTTTTCATTGTTTGGGGCAACTGGATTTGGTTTGGGGCAAGTAAAAATCGTTTTGGGGCAACTGCTGGGGCAACTGAAAATGGCTAAAATATGCTTTTAATGGTATGTAGGGTTAATTTGGGGTAGTTGGGGCAATTGAAAAACTATTATTTATACTATAAAAAAGTAATAAATTACTTTTTCCTGCGAAAATATATAAATCTAACTACCCCAACTACCCCAAAGTGCTTTTAAACATATTTTAATGCACTTTTCTCTTAAAATTCTGGGGCAACTGGCGATTTTCAACTGCCCCAAAGTCGTTTTCAGTTGCCCCAAAAAGCAAAAATCTTGCTCCCAGTTGCCCCAAAAATTGTTAAAATTGGAAATTTTTGATACCAACATGTTTAATTTCTGCAAAAGGTAGATGATGAAAGTCAACATATAGTCGAACGTAATTATAGAACGTTTTTGAAGCGATCCTAGAAGTTGGATTTTCTGTTTTGAACATATCATAAAATTTGGTTCTTTCAATTCGGTTTCCGGCAGCTGGTTTATTATCTTCCATAAACTCGATAAACTCGTATGAAGTCTCTGCTAATAAACGTTTCTCCGGCAAGTTTATTAAAGTTTGGCTAACCAAACCATTAATTAAATAAAATTGGCAACAGTAGGATATAAACGCGTCAAACTGATGCCATTCTTCTTGTGTCCAATCATGGAACATCATTTTTTTAAATTCACTGAATGGTGTTTTTGACTTGTTGTAGTACTGGGCTATTTCTAATTCATGCCTTCTCCTTTCGTGACTATTTCCGGAACCTTTTATAGCGTAATTTGTAGTTATTACAACTTTTGGTGACTCGTGAAAATCATAATGTATTGTTGATTGACCTTTCTTTTCCACGTCTATACCGTCTGTGAGCACCGAGAAAAGACGCTCAAAATCGAATGATTTGTTTACATCCTGAAATGAAATTAGCTTACTGTCAGCATTAACTTGCTGATATACGAAGGATTTATCGAAAGTAAAAGTTTTTCCCTCTAGCGTGACTGTATTAACGTACTGTTCAACTGCTTTTAATAATAAGCCTTTCCCGGTTCCGCCTTCTGGATGATCCGATATTACTTCATCGTTTAAAATAATTGCAGGACAGTAGGCAGGATTCTTGAAATTATGTATTAAAAAACCTATCATACTGCAAACAGAAAAATATCTTTTATCATCTTCGTTACTGATATTGAATATAAATCTTTTAAAATCGCTTACTTTCTCGCTCTCAATTTCATTAAATTCTCTAGGTAGTATTTGGCTTTCCCATATAAACCCATTAAGTTCTGAATAAGGAAAAGTTTGGACCTTATTATTTGTGATTTTGACAATACAATTTTGATAATAAATCTGCATTGCGTTTTTTATATCTTTTCTAAATTCAACTTTCTTTTCAGGTAATGTTTCCAAAAATTCATCTGATAAAGCTTTTGATATGTTTTTAAGGAAAAACTGGTGCATATATCGGCTTCCATGCTCGCTTGAAACATAATTAACAAGTTCATCTTTTAAGTCTTTCTTGCCTACCTGCTTAACTATATTATCAACTATTCTAATCATTATCCATTTATCAACTGAAGTTCTGAAAATAAAAAAACCTCTTTCAATAAAGAAAGCTGTTATGTTTATAAAATCTAATTCCCATTTACCGCTGTTTGGATTTGGAGCCGCTAAATCAAAGTGACTGTATTCTTTTTGCTTGGCCACGTGGGCAACTGACATACTCATATAAAATATTTTTCTAAAATGTAATCACACAAATCATAGCCCTTAATTTCGCTATCTATTTTTTTTATTTGCCATTTTGTTTCTGGCATTAATTCCTTCAGTTGAATTAATTTTTCGTTCCATTTATCTTCTGCGCCAACATCTGGATAAAGAGTAACATCCCTATTTTTTAGAACTTGGCACCTTTTGTAAGTTAAATACGATAAAGATCCGCTAGCTATCCATAAGGTTTTTGGGAATACTAAGCTAGCCAAAATTGCTGTCTTTTCGCTCTCTACAATTCCAACTTTTTTATTCGGATATTTCGGTAAAAGGTATTCGCCAAATAAGCAAACTTTTAATGTAAAATCTTTTATTCCTAACATTTTATGCACCCATGTAACTAGAGGCTTTGGCTCCTTAACCCTTTTTCCATTAGCAGGATTGTACTGCATTATCTTTCCAGAACAAACATTTTGATCTATATCCAAATACCAGAACACAACAGATCCAAACCATTTTTTATTTGATGTACTTGTAATGTATTCGTGAGGCTTATCGGTTAATGACCTTAGCCAAATATCAAAGTTATTTTTACTATTTGATTTTAGCGATTTTTCAAGAAACGATCTATTCAAGTATGTTGGCTCTGGCTCAACATAAGCAGCGTATTCAAAATCCTTATCAATGGTTATATTTTCAAAATCTGCAATCCATTCTAAGGATTGTTTATAATTCCATGATTTGTATTTAATGACGAAATCAATAGCATCACCAGCTATACCACAACCGAAGCACTTGAATTTTTGCCTAACCGAATTAACTACAAATGATTTTGATTTTTCTTGATGGAAAGGGCATTTACCCGTGAAGTTAACACCATCTCTTTTTATCTCAATGAAATGGGAAATAATTTTTATTATGTCGGAATTTTTCTTGACCGACTTAATCTCTGAAAGTTTACTCATAAAAAGTAAAAGCCTTTAATCTGAACCCGTCTGCCAACGAGCCCAAATTAAAGGCGGTTAAATTTCTTTATAGACATGGCAGTATCTATTTAATTATATCCAAATATACTAAAACCTAACGAATTGATTGCAAACTTTACAAGTAATTTTATGGATATTAGTATCAATTTCAATACATTCAACACCATTAATTATGATCGATTGGTTTAATTTTGCCTTATACATTTCAACTGAATCGATTAAAATATCAACCCCGTGTATTTTAGCTGGCAATAAACCTTTATTGCAATTGCAGTTGTCAGCATTAAATTTGTAATTTTTAGGCTTTAACGTTGGCTCTGTGTCGAGATCTAACAATTTCATCGCCGAAGATCTTATTTTATTTCTATACATATACTTAATTATAATTAAAATAGAGAAAGTTGACCTGGCTTAATGCGCTTAATCATCCTTTGATCTCTTTGCCTTATCCATTCAAGGCCGAATAAGCGGATAAGCAGTTTTCGGTTTGGTGGGTGTTCTGGCATTTTAGAAAATTTTGGTGTCATATTTTACTTAAATAATCTTTGCCGAATATATTTTTCATACCCATTATAATTTTTGTTTCTCCTTTATAGTCTCTTTCGAAGCAAAAGTTACCCACACTAAAACCAAATGGGAAATCTATTAATTGTCCAGATCCATAAATTATAATAGACTTAATTCCGCCGTATTTAGTTATCATATCCATTATTACCTGTCTCTGAAAGACCTTGTTAGTCGGAACTAAATAACTTACATTATCAGCTATTTCAAATCCTTTAACCAAAAACTCTTCAAAGATTGAATAAGGCGGATTACCAATAATCCAATCTATCTTTTTATTGTAGGTAAAAAAATCTTTATCCTCTCTAATTTCGCAATACTCAGAACCTTTAGGCATAAGATTATAAAAAGCTCCATCACCTTTACATGGATCTAATATTAATCCCTTTGGCTCTAAAAAATCAATTATATGCTTAGCTACAAAATCAGGAGTGTAAACTATATCTGCAGGTAATACTGGTTTTTGCCACAATTCGGCCTGTATATTCATATATTAATAATTTCCTTAATATTAGTTATGTAATTAGAAATTGTAAGAATTCCATCGTTATAAGAATGATGATAGGCATCGTAAGTATAAACAATCTTATCACATATTATAAAATCAAATTTTTTATAATCTCCATTGTAAATAAG